TAATTATATCTAAATTAATTTTTTTTACTTTTAAAAAGTGATAAATTGATTTTGATTTTATTAATATTTTTTTATATTTAGTGATATTTATATTATTACTAATATTAATTGTATCTGTTTTTATTTTTTTAGAATTAGAATTTTTTTCATATACTAAATATACTTTTTTCATATTTATATAAAATTAGAAAAAAATGAAATATAAAGACTAATCTTAAATATATTTTAAGTAAATGAGTAAATTATTGACAAAGGAAGGATACTTGTTAAAAAAAACAAAATTTAAAAAAAACATTTTAATTGATGTAAGAAAAGAATTAACTGTTGAACCTTATATGGCTTTTAAAATACATAAATCTAAACAAAATCGTTTTCCTGTTTTTACGGAAGATGATGATTATATTTCTGTTCCTAAATTTTATGGTTTAAAACGTTTTGGTAAACCTGATGAAAATCACGAAACAAATGGACAAACTGTAAAATTTAAATTTAAAGGTAAACCAAGACCTAATCAGAAACATATTATTGATACTACAATTAAACATATGGAAGAAAATGACGGTGGATTAATTTCAGTAGGTTGTGGTGTTGGAAAAACATTTATGGGATTATATATTGCAAGTCATTTTAAGGTAAAAACTTTAATTATAGTTCACAAAACGTTTTTATTAAATCAATGGAAAGAAAGAATAGCGGAATTTACAAATGCTGATGTTGGAATTATACAACAAAATAAGGTAGATATTGAGGGTAAACAATTTGTAGTTGGAATGTTACAATCAATTGCTAAAGATAAATATGATTACGATATTTTTTCTGATTTTGGTTTAATTATTTTTGATGAAGCACATCACGCACCATCAGAATATTTTTCAAAAGCTTTGCCTATTATTTCTTGTAAGAAATCACTAGCATTATCAGCAACACCTAAACGGTCTGATAAAATGGAAAAAATTTTATTTTGGTATTTAGGAGATATAGCTTATCAGGCACCACCAAATGAAAATACTAATGTATCAGTTAAAATTTATAATTATGATTTAGATCATAAAAAATTTGCTGAGGCAAAGTTACCATTTACAGGAGAAGTAAATAGACCTAGAACTATTAATAGAATTGTTGGATTAAAAAAAAGAAACAAGTTTATACTAACTATTTTAAAAGAAATATTAGAAGAAGAAGGAAGAAAAATATTAATTTTAAGTGATCGTATTGACCATTTAAAAGAATTAAAAGAAAATATTGAGGAATTACAAGTTTCTTGTGATTTTTATATTGGTGGAAAAAGTCAAAAACAATTAGACGAAGCAAGTAAAGCACAAATTTTACTTGGAAGTTATGGTATGGCGTCTGAAGGTTTAGATATTCCTACATTAAATACATTAATAATGACAACACCGAGAAGAGAAGTTGAACAATCTGTTGGAAGAATAATTAGAAAAAAAGGTCAAGTTCAACCATTAATTATAGATATTGTTGATATGCTTCCGTCTTTATCACGTCAAGGTAATCATCGTAGGAAATTATATAAAAAATTAAAGTATAATATAAAACTTTACGAAGTCGAAAATAATAAAATTATGTCTGAAATAGATTTAACAAATAATAAAAATTTTAAAGATATTAATAATATTAAAATAGAAAATAGTTCTATTGATTTTATTGATGATTAAATTATTTATATTGAAAATATATAATTTTATAATATAATATATATTATAATATAAAATTATGTCACAAAATTGGTATAAAAATTTAAATAAATCAGAATATAAATTAAATGACTGGGTTTTTAAATATATATGGCCTGTTATTTTTTTAATGATTATTAAAGCATTTTTTATTGTATATAAAAGTAAAAAATGTAAAGGAATGTGTAATATAACTAATATTTTTATTATTCATTTTATTTTAAATGTTATATGGGGTTTTATATTTTATGATATGAAAAATATAACTTTGGCAATGTTTGATATGTTACTTGTTTTTAGTTCATTAATTTACATTTTGATAAAAATTAAAAAAATAGATAATAATGCTTTTAAATTATTAATTCCATATTTTATATGGATTTGTATTGCCTTATATTTTAATTTATTTATTTATTTTAATAATTAAAATATATATATATATATATATATATATATATGTTTGGTTTAAATTTAGAAAATGTATATAAAAAAATTTTTTCAAAAACAGGTATTCAATTTTTAGTTTTAACAATAATTGTTAATTTAATTGATAGAATTATCGCAACAGGATTTATAAAATATCTTGAATTAGATTACTATAGAAATGAAAAAGTATTTAGTTTTATTCCAGCACCATTCTTTTTAACTAGTCTTATAATTATAATATTTATAATAATTGATACAGCACTTTTTAAAATTTTAGATATGATTGTAAATAAATAATTTATTTTTTAGTTTTTAGTAAAAATATACACAAAACAAAAAGTAATAATAAAACTATTAAAATAGTCATAAAAGAATTTGATGATTTACTAAATCCTTCTTTTGTATTCATAGTTGTATTTGTAAATAAACCTTCTTCAGTTTGCTGTAAATTATTATATATAGTTTCGCGAACAACTTTATCTTCTTTAGTTAATGTAGAACATTGTTCACATTGATAATCAGGATTATTTTGATTATCTAAAGAATTACAGTAATTAAAAAATCTACCGTAAGATTTTTTACTTTTATCTGAAATATTTAAACAACCCCATTTCGTTTTTCCTTCAGTATCTTTCTTTGGTCCAAAACTACAAAATAATGGACATTTTGAAAAAATTGGTATAGCGTTAATAGTTGAAAACATAAAGTCTATATTTAAATCTTGAATTCTATTTTTAGATGTTTCTACATTATTTTGACTTTTAATTCTATCTTTCATATCTTCAATATCATCAATATAATTAATTTGAATTTCATTTTGTAATTTTTCTAATTGTGGTAACATTTCTGTTTTTATTTCTTCTAGTAGTTTTTTAGTTTCATCTACTTTATTTTCTTTTGCTAATTTAACTGCATTATCAAGTTCTTTTGTAATTATATTTACTTTAATTAGTAACATTTCTGTATGTTTTTCTACTAATTTAATATAAGCTTGTTTTTCATCATTAGAATATTTTTTTATTTTTTCTTTTAATTCTTCAATTTCTTTTTCTACTATTTTTAAATCTTCTGGTGATAAAATAGTAGATGTATCTACACTATTATAAAAAGTACTTATTAAATTATTAATTTCTATAATACCATTACTATTTTTTAAAACTAAAAGACCAACAATTTCTTCCTGATGATTAGTTTCTGTATCCTTACTTTGGTCTTCTTTAAATATAACTTTAAAACTATCATTCTTAATATCACTTATTCTAAGTGTTACTGGATCTTGACCAAAAGAAGAATTTAATTTAGTAATTATTGAGGGGTATTCTGTTTCGTTAAATTCAATTACAGAATCATTTTTTAATTTATCTGTTAGTTTAGTAACAATAGTTGGTAAGTTTATGTTATTACTTATAGCGATCCATCCTACTTCAAGTTCATTTGTTTCATCAGTATTTGAACCTTCTTGTTTTTGTAAAGCAATGTTAAATGTATCTTTTGATACATCAAATGAACGAGAAATTGTAAAATCACTTATCTCTGACTGTATTTGTGTTAAAATTATTGGAGTTTCTGTAAATAAATTTTTTGTTAACTTTATAGTATTTATTTTTTTATTTTTTTCTAGGTTAGGTTCAAAATAATTAGCAATACTTTTTTTTCCGACTTCTATTTTAATATTACTATTATTTATAAAATAAGTACCTTTTTCAATAACTATATATGAAGCAATCTCGGTATTATGTTTTTTTGGGTTCTTACCTGTAGATGTTTTTACCAAACCAATTTCAAAATGTTCTGATGTAACGTTTTTAATTCTAACTGTAACCGGATCTTTGTCCTCATAAGTTAAATCTGAAACAATTACGATTGGATTAATATATTTTTTTTTAAAAGATTGTTTAATAAAATTTTCGTTTTCTAAATCTAATTTAACAGTTCCATATTCTAAACTTTTTTTAGCAGCGGCTTCTTTTGCTTCTTTTGCTTCTTTTGCTTCTTTTGCTTCTTTTGCTTCTTTTTCTTCTTTTGCTTGATTTGAATTTAAAATAATTGTTTCTTTTTTAGTTAATAACATAGATGCTTCAGTTAATATTTTAACTTTATTATCATAATTTTGTTGTAAGGATATTTTTTCATTTTCATTTTCTTCAAGTTCCTTTAAAAAATCGTCAATTGTTTTTTCTAAAAATGTTTTTATTTTTGGTATAGTTGGTTCGACTTCAGGTTCAGGTTCGACTTCAGGTTCAGGTTCGACTTCAGGTTCAGGTTCAGGTTCAGGTTCAGGTTCAGGTTCAGGTTCAGGTTCAGGTTCAGATGTTGATGATACATTTAAATTAACGGCGGTTAATTCTTTTTTTTGTTTTTCTATAATTTCTTTAAGTGATTTTATAACTTGATCTGCTTTTTCTGCTCTTTTAATTGCTTCCTGAGAAATTATATCTAATTTAGCAACTTCAATTTCTAACTCTTCTTTTGATTTTGTTTCTTCAAATTGATTATCTTTAAGACCATTTTTTAATAAATTTAATTCAAATTGTAATGCTTGAAAAGCTTTAGAAGCGGCAACTTTTGCTAATTCTGCTTCTGTTTGTTCTTTTAATGCTGTTCGTTTAGCCAAGTTTGCTTGAACTAATGCTTCTTCTGCTTCTTGTTTACCTTCTTCTGCTTTTAATTGTGCTCTTTCTAAAACTTCATTTAATTTTTTTAATTTTTTTTGAGCTTCTTCGGCTGCTATTTTTTTCATCATTTGTTTTTGCTTTGCTATAGCAGCTTCTTGTTCTTCAGTTATAACTTCTTCTTTTTTTTGTAATGCGATATCCCATAAATTATAATTATTTGAAAATCCTTCTATTTTATCAGATTTTTTTTGTAAACTATTAAATATGTCTTTTAATATACTCATTATATATATATATAATATAGATAATTAAATTAAATAGTTTTTATTTTTATATTATTAAAGTGTTTATTTCTCTTTCTAAAGAATTTAATTTGGACTCATTTTTTTTATAAACTTTTTTTACTAATTCTATTTCTAGAGGTGGTAAATTAGGTATTCCCATCCAATATTTTTTCTTGTTAATAAAATCTTGATCAAATGTTGATGGATATAAATGTGCTAATTCAGAATAATAATTTATCATTAAATGTCCTAAACACTTTGGTAATAAATATGATGACTCTTTTGGTAAAACACAAAGTAATTGTTGATAAGGTACTAAAGGTTGTCCTAATTTAAATTTAATATCTTTAAAATTAATTTTATGTTTACTAATATCTTGTAAAAACGGAGGATGATCATATGGAAAATACCAATCCCAAGAAGGACATTTATCAAAATAATAATCAGTAACCCATTTTAATCCTGTCATATAATGTTTTACCATATTTTTACTATAACTATCTATTTCATTTGGTTCTACGTGAAAGTAATGTTTATAATATCTTTCTTTCCATTCTTCCATTGTATCTTTACCTAACAAAATTGGATCTTGTATCTTAAATCTTAAATTTTCAATTCTATGAATTTCTTTATCACACGGGTCGGTTGATTTACAACCAAAATTCTTTTTATGATTTCCAGCATTTTCTTTTAATATTTGTTCTTCATCTAATGCTATTTCATCTATAAAAATATTAAAAATCTTTTGATTTATTTTTTCTTTTGCTTTTGTATTAATTATATAATCAACCTTAAAAGTATCATTATAATTATTGACTAAAACATCGACATATTTTTCAATTAAATAATCAACAGCCCCTGAATATATGTCTAATGATGGTAAATGAGGTAAAAAATCATTACCCATCAAATAACAAATAAAAATAAAATCATCAATAATTCTTTTTTCTTTTAATCCATCCATTAACAATAAAGGATTTTCTTCATTATAATCATCATTAGTTTCAATCATATGTTTTATTTTTTCAACAATAGATTGTCTCATAATATTTATTGAAACAAAATTTAAAGCATCTTTATCAGCCTTTTTATCAAATTGTTGTGCTTCGCGTAATAAAAATGTATTTTTTAATCCCGTTGATAAAGTTAAAAAGATTAAATCTGCATCAAGACCGTACATAACATATGTATAATTTAGTTTTTCTTTTTTATTTTTTCTAATAAATTGTAATAATTTGTGTTCACCCTCACTTGGTTCATTACAAGATGAATATATTATTTCCATATTGTGTTTTTTTGAATATTCAATTTTCCATTCATTGATATGATTATGTAATTCTCTCATAAATTTTGTTCCCGGTGTTACTGCTGAATTATTCCAAAATAGTGGAATTTCTTTATTATGTTTCTTTTTAATATTATCCCATAATTTTTTATCACCGACAGATTTAAATCGTCTACTTCGTTGTTGTTTTATTTTCGCAACAGGTGCAACACCATCAATCGCTAAGTAAATTCCTTTTTTCGGTTTTACATATTCTATTAATTTTTCTATATATTCAATAACATTTATTCTCATTTTTCTTTCTAATTTTTTTATATCTTTTTGATTTGGATTATCTGCTAAAGTTTTAAAACATACTGGATGAATTAAACAATTAGCATCTAATAGTAAATAATCTAAATTATTAACTTGTTTTATTAATGCTTTATCTAAATTTAAATCTAAACTAGATTT